GGGCTCGAAATCAACAAAGCCGAACGGCTGCTGAAAACAAACTTTTAAAAAAAGCTTGCAACTGACTGCCGGTATGCGATTATGCGCATGCGGCAAAACATTTCGGGCGAGCCGCGCGCCCAAACTTAGGAAAAAGTGATATGAGTATTGAAAATGAAAAAGGCACCCTTAGCGCGATTCTGGAAAAGATTCAAACCGAAGCCGCACGCAAAGCCGACTATATAGCGCCAACGGACGCGCTTCAGGTTCAGACTGTCGACGGGAACACGAACATAGTTCTGGAAGCCAATCGCGGCATGCCCACAATTGAATTTCAAACGAACGAAGTAGCGTTTGGGCAACTCGCTAGTAATTGTGATATCGACGTGAGGACCGCCCGCCGGTTACGCGATAATGAAAACTATGCGCCGGAATTCGATAACCTAATTAATAAAATTCTGGTAAATGAGCCGAAGTCTAAAATGCTGCGCACTTTTGATGGTGACCAGCCGCTAGTCCGCGCCATTGTCAGCGACAAGTTTAAGACGTTCGACAATGTCGATCTGGTAGAAGCCGCGCTTCCCCAGTTAATGGAATCTGAAGCCGATTGGCAAATTGTGAACGGCACCGTCACGGATTCGCGCCTGTACATGCGCCTCAAATCGATGAATCAAGTAGCCGAGCCTGCGATAGGTGACGCCATGGCGAACGGGATTATGCTGCGCAATAGCGAGGTAGGCATGGGCAGCGTCGAAGTGATGCAAATGGTGTGGACGTTATGGTGTCTTAATGGCTGTAGCAGCGAAAAGAAAAGCCGCCACACTCACGTCACCAGCGCACGCGGGACCGAAGATTGGTCTTTGCTTACCAGCGAAGCCAAAGACGCGGATAACCATGCTTTGCAATTGAAACTGCGCGACGTAGTCGCCGGTTACACTTCCCGCGATAGTTTTGACGAAGCCGTGGAAATGTTCCGAATGGCTCACGGGGACATTGTCGAGAATGGCTTACGCAATCCTGCCGCCGTAGTCGACAGCGTCGTGAAAGTTTTAAACCTGCCGAAAAAATCCTCCGGGGACATTTTGGCCGGGTTGATGCAAACGATCCAACAGCCGGGCTATAGTAATAAGCCGATAAGCCGCGCAACAATCGTGAACGCAGTAACGGCGGTCGCGCATACTGCCGACGCGGATTCTGTGGATGACTGGTACGCGAACGGACGGGCCGTGCTAGATCTGCCCAGAAATCAATGGCAGACAATCGCGGAGACGCCACTAGCCGCCTGATCCGGACCACCCATAAGCCCAACAAGCCCGCCACGTGCGGGCTTTTCTTTTGGATGGGATTAATCCTATACTTAGCGCACGCCATACCGGCGCAACATTTGGAGAATGTGAATATGCAAGCAATACAGGTTAGATACCTAAACCGGACGAACACCAAAGGCGCACGCCTTAAAGCTTGGACCCATGGCGCGACCATGGTGCAACCGTTCAACTCTGATCGTGACCGTTTCCCGCAAGCTCGCCAATTGGCACAAAGCCTGATCGACTCATTAGATTGGGGGATTCCAATAACCGGAGCGGGTATGCTCAAAAACGGTGACGACGTTTTTACTGTGGGGATACTGTAATGACTCAAGACATTGTCAAAAAGCTTGGACAGTTTACGGACGAACAACAAAGCGCTTTGCGACGGGTATGGGAACAACGCGTTTTGTATACCGATCATCCGGATTTCAAAAACCGTGGCTTTCGCGATTGGATATTGAGTGATTGTCATAAAGGCGTTTTAAAATTAGGGGACGGCAGCACTCATGTTATTGCGGAAGCTTTCGCGCCGTATGCGTTTATAACTATTGGCCCGGACGGCACTGGCACGATTCACCATTCAACGCCTAACTAAAACGTTTCCCCGATTCACTAAGCCCGCCGCGTGCGGGCTTTTTTATTTGCGGGATTAGTCCTATACTTTGCGAACGCCACAAACCGATGGCGCAATATTGGAGCAAAGATATATGAATACCGATCACAAACTTGACACTGGCACGGCGCAAAATTTGAACTCATTGTTAAAAGATCCGTCCGCGTCCACCAATAACATCGGACCCACTACAAAAGAAAAGGCACCCTTGTCTGAGTATTTGCAACGGTTAGGGGATGATCACGTTGAAGCCGGACTAAACGCGACTGCCGATGATATTTATGAAGCTGCCGCCGAAATCCGAAAGCTTACAAGTAAGGTTGATGAGCTCGCCGCAGGCAGGGCCGAGGTAGTTAGTCGCGAAGATCAACTTGCTAGCGCATTGTTTGGATTGATAGAAGATCGCGTCCAAACCTTTGTCGAGAACGAAGTGCAAGCCGCTATCGAGGACTACGATCCGACCGACCATCATAACTTTTCGGATGCGGTAGCCGAGCAGACCGCCGATACGTCTACCGAGTCGATCCGCGAAGTCGTGGCCGAGGTGGTGAAGAACGGTTACTTCGACATCACATTCAATTCATAGGGGATCAACAATGGCTAAATTTCAAATAACTTGGGAAATTGAGATCGACGCGCCTTCGCACGAAACGGCTGCAATGCGGGCTGCTAAAGTTATGCGGGATCGGCAAAGCACCGCACTTCACTTCTATGTGAGTGACGTACACACGGGTGAGTCCAAGCCTATTGATCTAAACGATTGGTATCTGAACGGGTTCCTCTCCAAGCAGATCTTAAAACGTTAGCCGATCACCCGTCCCGACTAACCCCGCCAATGTGCGGGGTTTTTTATGCATGCGATAAAGCTTATACTTACGTCACGCCGAGACATTCGGCGCAACTAAATGGAAAAAGTGAAAGATGGAAAACTTCAGAAAATATATGGCCGACAACGGCATCGCCGAATCTCGCACCTACGCCTTAGCTTGCGCGTTTATTTCAATGCATAAAGCTTATTGCGAAATGGACCCGTGGAACCGCCGAGAATTCGATTCTTTGTTTGGTTCTGATATTCGTGAAGGACTAATCAAATACGCCGAGCATTGTCCCGCCGCGAACGCCGATCTTCGCGATCACGTGCAAACGCCGGTCGACGTTGAGATTTTAGAGCTTCCCAGCTCTTAACTTTTTAATCGCCAGATCTAGCCCGCCACGTGCGGGCTTTTTTTTGGATTTTTTCCCAGTGCAACAAGCGCCGCCCGCCTCCCGGGCGCCGCCCCAAACGTACCGCGCGCCGCGAGCCGTGCGCCGTGAGAATTTCCCCCCTGGGCAAGACTTATCCCATATGTGCCGCGATCCGCGCGCCGCGCCGCGCAGCAACTGCGCAGCCGTCCGCGATCCGCGATCCGCGATCCGCGATCCGCGATCTACCAGTTAGCGCCACGGCTCAGGGTCCCCCGTCGAATTGAGGCTAAAACCGGCCAAAAAGCCGCCGATCTTCGAGCACGATCCGCGCGCCGCGCGCGCTGGCGGGAAGCGCCTGTAAGAGCAGGTTTCACGCAAACAGTACGGCTCTGAAACAAATCGCTTTCACTGGATAAAAAAAGTGCTATATTTCGCAAAATTGAGCATGGTTTATGGGATTTGACGCATGGCCGAAGTGCAGAAAAAAGTCGAAACGAGGGGCAGGCCCCGACTATCTGAAGATACGAGATTGACCGGCAAGCAACTCAAGTTTGTCGAACTGGTCGCCACACGTGAGGGACAGGACACGCTACGAAATCTGGCCGTCGAAGCCGGGTTTAGTATCAATGGCGCTCATACACGTGCCTACGAGATGCTCAACCCTAGAAAATCACCCCATGTCGTGAAAGCACTCAAGGCACGACGGGCCGAGCTTGCTGAAAAGTACGAAGTGAGTTACGCCCGACACATCCGCGACTTGCAGCATATCCGTGACGAGGCTATTGCGGCGGGTGCATACTCTGCTGCTGTTCAGGCTGAGAAAGCGCGCGGCTTGGCCCAAGGCGATATTTACGTGAACAAGTCTGAGGTCCGCCATGGATCGATTGATCAGATGAGTAAAGCCGAGGTCAAGAAGGCTTTGGACGAACTGAAGCGCCAGCTTGGCGAGAAGGTGATTGATGTCGAACCAGACAGAGTCGAGCTTTTGGAGGCAGATCAAGACGGGGCTATCCAGCACTGATGTGGTTTGCACGCGGATCGAGAACAGTAGCACGCAGGGCATACCTGACTTGTTGTTACTCGACCGACAAAGCCAGTTTCACCTAATCGAACTCAAAGTAGCGAAGGGCAATAAAGTTTTGCTCAGTCCGCATCAGGTTTCGTTTGCAACGCGGCACAAGGACGCTCGCTCGTGGATCGTGGTCAAGAAGGATGACACTGTGTACTTGTACCGCGCAAACCAAGCGATAGAAGTTTTTGAAGACGGCCTACGGGTCGCGGCCCACGGCACGTTCACCAAGCCCGTAAACTGGTCACATTTTCTCACCACCATTGAAACGCATAGGGTCCCCCTTGAACCTTGACACTCAGACAGACGCTGACATTCAGGAACTTCGATTACAGCTTCGTTTGAAGCAATTGGAGAAGGTAGAAACTTGTAAGGCTGAATTTTTACCATTTGTCCGATCTATGTGGCCGGAGTTTATTGCGGGTCGGCATCATTATTTGATTGCGGAGAAGATGGAGCAGATTGCATCGGGCAAGCTGAAGCGATTGATCATCAACATGCCGCCGCGTCATACGAAGAGTGAGTTTGCTTCTTACTTGTTTCCAGCGTGGATGATAGGGCGTAACCCGTCGATGAAGATCATTCAGGCTACGCACACCACCGAACTGGCGGTTAACTTTGGCCGTAAGGTCAAGAACCTGTTGGAAACGGAGGAGTACAAGGAGATTTTTGACGATACGAAGCTATCTGCGGACAGTAAGGCGTCTGGCAGGTGGGATACGAAGTCGGGTGGTATGTACTACGCGGTGGGTGTTGGGTCGAACTTGGCTGGTCGCGGTGGTGATTTGATTATTATTGACGATCCGCACTCGGAGCAGACGGCGATGTCAGCGAGCGGCTTTGAAAATGCGTGGGAGTGGTACACGGCGGGTCCCCGACAACGTCTCCAGCCGGGAGGTGCTATCGTTTTGGTGCAAACTCGGTGGTCAGAAAAGGACATGACGGGCAACTTGGTGCGTCAAATGACCAAAGATCCGTTTGCGGATCAGTGGGAAGTCCTTGAATTACCTGCGATTTTCGAGTCCGGCGAGCCATGTTGGCCTGAATTTTGGAAGAAAGAGGAGTTGGAGTCGGTAAAAGCGTCGATTCCGGCGTATCAGTGGAACGCGCAGTACCAGCAGAACCCTACTTCCGAGACTTTGGCCATTTTGAAGCGCGAATGGTGGAACGTATGGGAGAAAGACAACGTTCCGAACCTTCA